ATCAACTGATAGGCCGCGGCTTGCACGGCTGGGGGTGCAGAGTTCAACTCATCCAAGAAGATGATAGCAGTAGACTCAGGGTCTGTAGGCAGTTCGCTTGGGGGAGCCCAAACCATCTTGCCCTGATCAGCGGTGTAATAAGGGATACCCTTGATGTCTGTGGGTTCCCACAGGGCCAGGCGAACGTCAACCACTTCACGGCCTGCCTGCTCGCCGATCTGCTTGACTACATCGGATTTGCCAATGCCTGGAGGGCCCCAAAGGAATGTAGGACGACGAGTTTGAATCGCCTTACGGATCGCCTTCATAGCACCCTTAGGGCCTACTTGACGGACGGAAATATCAGTTTGCTTTGACATAAGACCTCGCTAGTTAAAAACGGTTAAAACAATTAATCTCTCAGTATCATAAGTATAACACCAAATCGCTTTGCTGTCAACCACTTATCTTCACATAGTTCAGCTGTGTTGTTTTATTGCCACGCTGAACTTTGATCTTGCCCTTGATCCTCAGCTCCCCTGTTAGCTCCTTGCCGAACCAGAAGTCCACAAAGCTCTCACCCATACGGGCCGTGATCTTGTGTTTGTTGTAGTCAGGGTTGAAGCGGGCAGTGAGCACCGTGATGTCACCCACAACAGTATCCCCCACGGCTCCCTGCAGCTGTTCTGAGGTGTAGATCTCGCGTCGGAGTTCACTGTTAGAAGCATCGCGTACAGCCACTGAAGGCAAGCATGAGATCACAGCAAAGTCGTAGATATCACGCCCTGTGAACTCTTCCTTGGCGGCCAGCTTCATAGCTGTTTGTTGGAACTCGTTGAGTCGTCCCGCAATGGCCAATAGGGTGTAGCTTTTGAAATGGTTGCGAGCTGCTTGGCCCGCAGCAATGTCTTCTTCAGTGACTGCCCCAAATGCGTTGTCACGTAGCCAACCCTTGACCATGGTCTTATTGGCTTCTTTCTCTACGACATCCAGATTCTGTGCGAACACTGGCTCTTTGAAGTAGCCCCCGTTGATACGCTGCGCAGCAGCAGCACAACCCCAGACTTGATCAGCAGTGAATATCATTGTCGCTCCTTGCTTGTTCATGTGTGTATTATAACACTATGTATCCAATCTGTCAACCTCTTTTGGAGAGTGCCGGCCAAAGAAAAAGGCTGTTGTATTTCTACAACAGCCCCAAAAGACGCCCCGGGAGCGAATCGGCTTGTCTGTTTGATAACCCTTGTTACAGAGTGATGCCCATTGCTTTGGCCTTGTAGCCTAGAGCAACGATTTCACGTGATGGTTGGCCCATGACGTATTCAGTAACAGTCACACCGTTACCAGCAACGCGGCTGTTTGAATAAACAGCATAACCACCTTGCTTGATGCGGCTAACTTCTGCTGACAGGTTGCCTACGCCCATTTTCTTGGCTTGAGCTGCTGTCAATGATGCACCGTTGTAGAGTGCTGTGAAGACCTTGAAAGTCTTGGTTTCTGGATTGAAACGTTTCATTTTTAAGTTTCCTTTGTTAGAGCTGTTTCCTAACAGCGTCTTATTATAATAACAGAACGCTGATTCAAGGTCAACCTTAATCTCTCCGTTTCACGGACACATTTGCTCGAAAGAACGTGCCCATGATCACCACGGCACACCAAGTCCAAAATGTGAACTCAATGGCCAACAGGGGGAACAAGGTGTTCAGACTCCAAATGACCAGCCAGGGCCCAATGGCCATGATCACCACGATCAGTGCTATGGCCAGGGTGACTTTTACAATACTATCAAACATTATCAATCTCCTCGATTTCTTGCTGAAGTTTGAGTTCAGCTAATTCTTTTTCAATCATCTTCTCCATCTTCCGGGCACCCGTGTTGCTGGATCCCTTCTTGTACATCTGATGGTAGTGCTCGGCACAGTAACTCTTGCCTTCTATGCTCTTCTGTCCGCACATGGTGTAGGGCCACTTGGTCTGCTCTGCACCAATGTACTGACACTCTCGGGCTGGGCCCATTCCTGTATCTATCATGCCATGCCCTTCATAACAGTGACCTTGGCCATGTTCTGCCAGTTGCTAGGGAAGCTCTTCTTCAAGTCTGCACACTTCAAAACAGTACGCAGGCTCAGCTCTCGCATGTGGCTACGGTTCTCAAGGATGAAGTTAACGATCTCATCCTTGGCCGTGTCCTCAAGCTCATAACTGTCCAACATGCCGTCTTTGACGATCTGCTTGATACGCAGAACCTTCTCACGGTCTGTGTCCATGCGCAGGTCGATGAAGTGACAGCGTGACTCTAGTGCCGCCAAGTGCTCCTGCAGTTTCTTAGAGCGAACATTCTCAAACTTCAAGTTGGTGATAAAGATAGCACCACCCTTGAAATCAAACTTGTCTGGCACTCCTTCGGAACGCAGAACCCTAGAGTCTGTGTTCCAGCTAATAGTACGCTTCTTTGAAGTGTCCAAAGCCGCCTTCAAGATGTTGAGTGCAACGTCATCCAAAAGAATGCTGTCACAGTCATCAAACACAATGATGTTCTTGGGATCGCTGAACTTGTACAGTTTGGCATAGAGTCCAATCGCACTCATAGCACCCTTGACAATCTCGTACTTGGGCTTACGCTGGCCCATGAGATCAAACAAGTCATCTTTGGCCAGTACTTCTTCAACACCAAAGCTCTTGCCCACACCTGGAGGGCCTGTTACGATCATTGCACGAACGTCACCAGTCTTAACAGCCTTGGTCATGTCCTTGAGGATCTCAAAGCGCAGTCTAGTACGCTCGATGATCTGCTCATCAGTTTCGTCTGCGACAGCAGAGTCTGGCACTTTGACCTGCGTAAAGTCTGTGACTGTGGCATCCATCTTGCCAGCTCGCACGGGCTTGTTCAGAGCCTGCAACATGGTAACACCTGCTGGCTGTCCTGCAATTGCTTGAACATCACTTTGGTTGCACCAGACCTTACAAGTCTCACCACCACCTTTGATGTTGTAGCCTGAACGGGCCTTGATGTAGCCTTCCCAACCGTTGTTGGCTTCTGTGACAAAGTCCCCAACCATATCCAGCTCAATGCCTGGAAAGATCTGATTGGTTTTGGCGCCGTATTGGCCCTGGGCTAGTGTAATACGCATGGATTTCGCTCCTGTGTGTGTTGTTAACATAGTCTCTATTATACGATCAATCTGGGGGTTTGTCAACCCCTATTTGAATAACACTTCAGCTACCTGGGCTTCTTCTGCTTCAGGCTCGCCTATGACTGTGATAGCGTCTTTGAGTGCAGTCAATCCGTTCTTGATCAGGCCCTCTGTTTCGTATACGCAACCCGCATACCAAACTCCGTCCTTCATCACGTAGTAGTACTCACCACCGCAGTCGTAGACCTGCTCGAGGAACTCATCGAATGAGTGTGCAACATCCCAGGGGGTGCTGCGTAGGAACTCTGAGACATCCTCACCCTCAGCTTCACGATCTTCGTAGAAGTTCATGGCCTCTAGGGTCTCTTTGACTCCACTGTTGTCTCCACGTGCGACCAACTGGTTAGCTAGTGTGCTATCATAGTGGGCTAGCAGAATGCGCCCTGCGTAGTCCAAATAGCCATCATAGTGGCAATAGACGCTCTTGCAGACATCGCCATGCATGACTGCTACTCTTGATCGTGTACCCATAGTGTCGCTCCTATTAAGTGTGTGTAAGTGAGTATTATACTGTCATTCTGCAGCTGTGTCAACCACACGCTGCAAAGACCCTACAAGCCTTAGGGCTTCTCGTTTGGCTTCTGCAACAGCTTCGCAGATCATGTCCTCAGCTGAGCCATCCGTCAAGCACTCTGTGGGATCTTCGTAGAGCATGCCCCCTAGGTAAGCTGAGCCCAGCTCGTGGCCATCCACCAGGGCTCGTACACGCAGCATGAACCAGTCCAGGTGGCCCCGATCTATGTCCTTGATGATCTCTTCGATATCGCAGCATGATTCATCGAACTGATCACGTGGGTTCAAGTCTTCCCAAGTCTTGTCCACGATGATCTCAAAGCCATCGCGCTGCAGAGTTGCTAGGTGATCGTAGTAACGCATTAGAGCACCTCATCAAGTTCTTGGTCCACGTAGACCACAGCAAAGTTCACATCTTCGCAGACTGATGCGAGGGTAAGTTGGGTTTCGGGTACTAGTTTGCCCAGCCGGTCCGCAGCAGCGTAGAAGGCTTCTGCAGCTACTTCTAGTTCTGCGTATGCTGCATAAACAGCAGCTCGTTCTTGCATGGTTTCCATAAGTTCGCTCCTATGTTGTTAAGTGTGTATTATAGCATCAAACAGCAGCAGTGTCAACCGGTGCAAACATAGCAGCGCCTGCCACCATGAACACGCGATACGCAATGCGGCTCTCTTTGCTGTACATGTCTAGGTTCGCATGCATGTCCATCAGCTGCTCTAGCACGGGGATGCCATTGTCTGCTGCTAGATCACTTACGTGCTTGACTGCTGTAGCTATGTCCATATCAATCTCCTCTGGTATCTGTGTTAAGGGTGGGTCGCAACTGTCTACGCAACTCTACTTCTCTCTTGTGCGCCGCTGCCTTGCCGCGCAGTGTTTCATGAACCAACACTTCGATCTCGCTCTTGTCGTTGAGAGCACGTAGGGCGCAACACAGGGCCCAGTCCTTGTTCTCCCGCTTGGCACGATAGAAGTGCTTGGCCGCACGAGCAAGAACTGACTTATTAATAGTAGTCTCTGTTTTGGCAGTGACACCTATGTAGTTGCCGCCAGCCACACGTAGCTCATAGATGATATGAGTACGGTCGACTCGCTTTTTACGGGTGGGCTTTTCTAAGTTCATGTGTATATTATAGCACCAATCTGACAGGTTGTCAACCAAACGGGAAAAGACCCTGAAACCCTAAGGGTTCCTGGGTTTCTCAGGATCTCGTCGCTCTCTGCTGCTGCCTGCAGCTGTTAGATGGTGACCCACCTGAAAGCTGCGTAGATCGCCACAGCGCAGCACAGCCAGACCCCCACACGCTGCGCGGGCCACAACTCGCGGTACCAACGTTTGAATGGATCCCAAGGGTCCATGGGATTGGGCTGCTTGTACACTGTGATCTCCCTTGTGCTGCTGTAGCTGCGCTGCTGCTGTTAACGTTGATCTGGCCAGCCCTACTGGATTCGAACCAGTGGCCTACAGCTTAGAAGGCTGTTGCTCTATCCAACTGAGCTAAGGGCTGCTGCTGTTACACTGTGGTGGTGGGCCCCC